AGAGGAAGAGATTTAAAATCAGACTCTTGGCTTAGTAAAAATGTTAGGCCAATGGTATTAATATTTTTAATAGTATGCACCATGCTATTAATATTTATAGATGCAGGTGCGTTAAAGTTTGAAGTTAAATCATCATGGGTTGATTTACTTCAATTAGTATTAATAACTGTGATCGGCGCTTATTTTGGTGGTCGATCATTTGAAAAAGTAAAAAAATAAAATGATTAATAAAAAAACATTTACAAAAGTACTGCCAACAATGCCTGCTAGTATTCAAGCAGCTGTATATGCTGATACAGAAATATTATTTGATTGGCATAAAGTTGAAGGTTTTAAAGGAGCTTCAATAGATGGTTTACAACTTATAGTTAGAGGAACAAACGGCGCTGATCAAACTATGGTAGGTATAGATTTACTATTTGCTACAAGTAATATTCCAACGTTTAGTGATGATGTTAATGTTAGTGTAAATACTGCTCCAACAACACTTGGAACTACAGGTGCTGCAGTTGATACTCCAGGTTGGTTTAACAATCTAGTAGGTTATGTTCCTGTTGCTTCAGGAGATTTTAACGATGGAGATCTAATATATTTAAACATAGCAACTAAATCAGGATTAAATATACCTGTTAGTGGTGATTTATATGTAGCTGCTATATCTAAAGGAGATTTAGATTTTAGAACTACAGTACAAGTAAACGAATCTAATTTTGCGGCAGGAACACAAACAGTAATAACTTTAGACACTAAAGACGCAACTCTTACCTTTGCACCTGGAGATGTTATACACGCTGTAGATGATGCTGTGCTTGGTACTATTAAAACCGTAGATTCAGCTACACAAATTACCTTAACAAAAGCAAATGTTGATGCGATAGCAAATAACGATGTATTGTATAATGTACATCCAATACAATTAATGTTATCTGGCTCAATATAAAACAACAATTAACTTAAATTAAATAAAATGGCAAAAAAAGAAAAAGTCGTAGACTTAAAACCGAAAGCAGAGAAAATCTCTGAAGAACAGTTAAAAAAAGTTCAAGATACAGTAAATAGTATAAATAGATCTCAAATGGATATTGGTACAATGGAAGTTAAAAAACATGAACTAATGCACTCAGTAGCAGGCCTTAGAGACCAACTTATAGTATTACAACAAGAATTTGAAAAACAATACGGTACATTTGATATTAATATATTAGATGGTACTATAAACTATCCAGAAAATGGCGAAGCTGATAAGAAAGATTAGTGTAGGTAAAGACTACAAAGACAACGCCATGCATTACGCTGTTGGTCAAGAAGTTTATGGTGGACATACTATTTCAGATATAATAGAAGAAGAAGATAAATATTCTATTTATATTAGAAAAAATAAAAATGTATTACCTTGGAAAGACTTTAATAAAAACATGGCGGTATCTATAGAATATAACTTAGAATATTAAAATTATGAGAAATTCACCACTAAGAGCGTTTGTAGATTTAACTAGAAAAGAAGAAGAAGAATCTCTTGATTTAACTAGAAAAGATGGACCTAGGGTAACTCAAAAAGAAAAAAAAGATAGACAAGATAAAGCCCGCCGAGAAAGAGAAAAGGCAAATAGATTTGAACATAACGTAGAGGCTAAAATGGATGAGTATCCGCCAAAATATTTTCATGGAGATATTAAAAGGAAAAAGAAATAATGAAAAGTGTTTACAACTTTGTTGTAGCACCTGTAGGAGAAAGATATAACAATACTAAAAAAGTTGGTGATTCAGAGTTAATACTTAACACTGAAATATTTAACCACCAATATGTAAATAGAGAAGCTACAGTTATATCAACACCTATAATTGGTGATACAGATATACAACCAGGAGATACAGTTATAGTACATCATAATGTTTTTCGTAGATGGCACAATGTAAAAGGTATAGAAAAAAATAGCAAAAGTTATTTTAATGAGTCTACTTATTTTATAAATAAAGATCAAATATTTTTATACAAAAGAAAAAACAAGTGGATAGCACCTAAAGGTTACTGTTTTATAAAACCTTTAAAAGCAATAGATCAATTTAATATTGAGTCTGAAAAACCGCTACAAGGTATAGTTAAATATTCAGATGGCACTGTTAATGTAAAAGATCTTATAGGTTATAGACCTAAAACAGAGTGTGAGTTTATAGTTGATGGCGAAAGACTATATAGAGTTTTATCAAATTTTATTACAATTAAATATGAATATCAAGGAAACGAAGAAGAATATAATCCAAGCTGGACAAAAAGCAGTTGAAGAACTAATTAAAGTTGCTAAAGAACCTATTGTAGATTCAGATGATGATATATCTGCTGATAGATTAAAAAATGCAGCAGCCACTAAAAAGTTAGCTATATTTGATGCTTTTGAAATACTTAACAGAATCCAAGAAGAAGAAAATTTATTAGAAGGTAAGGAAGTTGAAGAAAAAAAAGAAAGAGTATTTAAAGGGTTTGCAGAAGGAAGATCAAAATGAGTTACGAACAAACATTAATTAAAATAATCGAGCCTATTAAACGTACGACTATAACTCGTATGAATAGGGGTAAAAAATGGAAATATGGATATAATAAAGAACATGATATCGTCGTTATCTCAAAAACTGGGCAAATTGGTGAAGTGGTTGAAATACAGGGTTTGCGTATCGCACTGCCAAAACGACCAGTGCAAGTGTATACACATGAGCTAAACAAATGGGTAAAGATAGATCAACCAAAAGAATTAAATAAACTAAAAAATATATTTGACTGGAGAGCGTACCCCGAAGAAGCAAAAGATCAATGGTACGATTATATAGACGAGGAGTTTAAAAGAAGAGAAGAAGGTTTTTGGTTCAATAACAAAGGAACACCTACATACATAACTGGTACACACTATATGTACTTACAATGGAGCAAAATAGATGTTGGAGCTCCAGACTTTAGAGAGGCCAATAGATTATTTTATATATTCTGGGAGGCTTGTAAAGCAGATAAAAGGTGCTATGGAATGTGTTATCTAAAGAACAGGCGTTCTGGTTTTTCTTTCATGTCGTCAGCAGAAACAGTTAATTTAGCCACTATTTCAAGTGATAGTAGATATGGTATACTTTCAAAAACAGGTGCTGATGCTAAAAAAATGTTTACAGATAAAGTTGTACCAATTAGTATAAACTATCCTTTCTTTTTTAAACCGATACAAGATGGTATGGATCGTCCTAAATCAGAACTAGCATATAGAGTACCAGCAAGTAAGTTTACTAGAAAGAAAATAACAACTAACGAACAGCTTGAAGATATACAAGGATTAGATACAACTATTGATTGGAAGAATACTGGTGACAATAGTTATGATGGTGAAAAGCTTGCATTATTAGTACACGATGAAAGTGGTAAATGGGAGAGGCCCGATAATATTTTAAATAACTGGAGAGTAACCAAAACATGTTTACGATTAGGTAGTAGAATAGTTGGTAAATGTATGATGGGCTCAACTTCAAACTCATTAGATAAAGGTGGAGAAAATTTTAAAAAACTATACAACGCATCAGATGTCACTAAAAGAAATAGAAACGGTCAGACAAAGTCTGGTTTATACTCTTTGTTTATCCCAATGGAATGGAACTACGAGGGATTTATTGACGAGTTCGGATTTCCTGTATTTAATAACCCTAACTCAGATGTATTCGCCCCAGACGGTGAATTAATAGATATTGGTATAATTAATCACTGGAACAATGAAGCAGAAGGTTTAAAAGGTGATCAAGATGCTTTAAACGAGTTTTATCGTCAATTTCCAAGAACAACTGAACACGCGTTTAGAGATGAAACAAAAAACAGTATATTTAATTTAGTAAAAATATACGAACAGATAGATTATAACGAAGAAATGTCTAGAACTTTAGGAATTACAACTGGTAATTTTCAATGGGTTAATGGTGTTAAAGATACAAGCGTTATATTTTACCCAGATCCAAAAGGTAGATTTAAACTTAGCTGGGTTCCACCTCAGCAATTACAAAATAGAGTGGTAATAAAAAACGGTATAAAATATCCTGGTAATGAACACGTAGGGGCATTTGGTTGTGACTCATACGATATATCAGGAACTGTAGATGGTGTAGGTTCTAAAGGAGCATTACACGGCTTAACCAGGTTTAGTATGGAGGACGCTCCTGCGAACAGCTTCTTTTTAGAATACTTATCAAGACCACCTACAGCTGAAATATTTTTTGAAGATGTATTAATGGCACTAGTTTTTTACGGTATGCCAATACTTGCAGAAAATAATAAACCGCGTCTTTTATATTATTTAAGACGTAGAGGATATAGAGGGTTTAGTATGAATAGACCAGATAAAGTTTGGAATAAATTATCTGTAGCAGAAAAAGAAGTTGGTGGTATACCGAACTCTAGTGAAGATATAAAGCAAGCTCATGCAGCAGCTATTGAAATGTATATCCAAGAACATGTTGGTATGAAAAAAGATGGAACATTTGGTAATTTATATTTTAATGAATTATTGAATGATTGGAGTAGATTCGATATAAACAAAAGAACAAAGCATGATGCGTCTATAAGTAGTGGTTTAGCTATTATGGCAAACAATAGACACTTATATAGACCTAATGCTAAGGTTGAAAAACCTAAATTAAACATAAGTATTTCCAAGTATAGTAATACTGGAACTAATTCACAAATAATTAAATAATAAATATGGCAGAGTCTGGCATTAAAAGTTATTTCCCGAGTCAAGCAGTAAGCGACGCAGAAAAATTAAGCTATGAATATGGTTTAAAAGTAGCTAAAGCTATAGAGCAAGAATGGTTCAATGAAGATAGAAGTTCTAATAGATATAGAACATATTATAATAATTTTCATAATTTAAGATTGTACGCTAGAGGCGAGCAATCTATACAAAAATATAAGGATGAATTATCAATAAATGGTGATTTGTCCTATCTTAATTTAGACTGGAAGCCTGTTCCAATTATACCTAAATTTGTAGATATAGTGGTTAATGGTATGACTGAAAGAATGTATGATATAAAAGCATTTTCTCAAGATCCTTACGGTGTTAGTAAACGTACAAGGTATATGGAGTCTATATTAGCTGATATGCGTACTCAAGAATTAAATACCTTTACTGAACAAAATTTTGGAATACAAGTTTCAGATCATAATCCTGAAAGTTTACCTGATACAGAAGAAGAGTTGCAATTACACATGCAATTAACCTATAAACAATCTTCAGAAATAGCAGAAGAACAAGCATTAAGTGTTTTAATGGAAGGTAGCAATTACGAATTAATTAAAAAACGTTTTTATTATGATCTTACTGTTTTAGGTATAGGTGCTGTAAAAACTTCTTTTAACACTTCTGAAGGTGTGATTATAGATTATGTTGATCCAGCAAATCTCGTGTATTCACATACTGACTCTCCTTATTTTGATGATATATATTACGTTGGTGAAATAAAATCAATACCCGTAAACGAACTTGCAAAACAATTTCCACATTTAACAGAAAGTGATCTTGAAGATATAATGAAAAATAAAAATTATAATAGATCTAATTATAATTCAAGATATTCAGTAACTAACGAAGATAATAACAATATACAAGTTTTATATTTTAATTATAAAACTTATATGAACGAAGTTTATAAAGTTAAAAAAACAAGTACAGGATCAGAAAAAATAATACCTAAAGATGATACATTTAATCCTCCAGAAAATATGGAAGGTGGTTATTCAAGATTATTAAGATCTATTGAGTGCTTATACGATGGCGCTATAATTTTAGGCACAAATAAATTACTTAAATGGGAAATGGCAAAAAACATGATGCGACCTAAAAGTGATTTTACAAAAGTAAAAATGAATTACGCTATAGTAGCACCTAGAATGTATAATGGAAAAATAGAAAGTTTAGTAAGTAGAATAACTGGTTTTGCAGATATGATTCAGCTTACACATTTAAAATTACAACAAGTTATGTCTAGATTAGTACCAGATGGTGTTTATTTAGATGCAGATGGTTTAGCCGAAATAGATTTAGGTAATGGAACTAATTATAGTCCACAAGAAGCTTTAAATATGTTCTTCCAAACTGGTTCTGTTATTGGAAGAAGTTTTACTTCTGAAGGAGATATGAATCCTGGTAAAATACCTATACAAGAAATACAATCTGGTAATGGTGGGGCTAAAATGCAAAGTTTAATACAGACTTACAACTATTATTTACAAATGATAAGAGATGTAACCGGATTAAACGAAGCTAGAGATGGTAGTACTCCAGATAAAAATGCTTTAGTTGGTGTTCAAAAATTAGCTGCTGCTAATAGTAACACTGCTACAAGACATATTTTACAAGCTGGATTATTTTTAACAGCTGAAACATGTGAATGTTTATCACTTAGAATATCTGACATATTAGAATACTCTCCAACTGCTGATGCTTTTATACAGTCTATAGGGGTTCATAATGTAGCAACTTTAAATGAATTAAAAGAACTACATCTTTATGATTTTGGTATATTTTTAGAATTAATGCCTGATGAAGAAGAAAAAGCTATACTTGAAAATAATATACAAATGGCGCTTCAACAACAAAGCATAGATTTAGAAGATGCTATAGATGTTAGAGAAATAAGAAATGTAAAACTTGCAAATCAAGTATTAAAAATAAGAAGAAAACAAAAACAAGAAAGAGATCAACAAGTTCAACAACAAAATATACAAGCTCAAGCAGATGCAAATGCTCAAGCTCAACAAGTGGCTGCTCAAGCTGAGGTTCAAAAAAATCAAGCTATAATGCAAAGTGAATCTCAATTAGAGCAACTTAAAGCGCAGTTAAAATCTCAACATTTACAACAAGAAGTTGCGCACAAAAAAGAATTAATGCAATTTGAATTTGAATTAAGCGCTAAAATGCACGATATTACATCTCTTGATGATATGGTAAAAGAAAAAAACAAGGAAGACCGTAAAGATGAAAGAGCTAAAATACAAGCATCTCAACAAAGCGAAATGATTGAACAAAAAAAATCTGGCACGGGACCTAAAAAGTTTGAATCATCAGGTAATGATGTACTTGGTAAAGACATGGGATTAGGTACCTTTGGACCTAGATAAATTATTAATTATTATTATATTATATTATGGAAGAAAAAAATGAAAACGTAGTTGAAGAGACTACACAAGAAACTCAAGAACAGGTGGAACAAAAACCTGAAATTGATGAATCAAAATTTGAATCTGCTGGAGACGATAGTGTTTTAAAAGTAGATTTTACTAAACCACCAAAACAAAAAAATGATGAACAACCAGAATCAACAAATACCAATGAAGAAGACGTTGTTCAAGAAAAAACTGTTGAAGAAACGACTAATCAAGAAGAGGTTGTTGAACAGGTTGCAGAAGAAAATACTGAAACACCTGTTTTAGAAGAATTAACAGAAGAACAAGTTTCTGAAAAAGCTGAAGAGTTAGCGGAAGAAGCTCAAGAGGCTATAGCTGAAGCTGAAGCAACAGGACAACCTATTCCAGAAAACATTCAAAAATTGATGGATTTTATGGAAGATACTGGTGGTGATTTAAATGATTATGTAAAACTTAATCAAGATTACAGTGACATGGATAATCAAGATTTGTTATATGAATATTACAAGCAAACAAAACCTCATTTAAATGCAGAAGAAATTAACTTCCTTATGGAAGATGAATTCTCTTACAACGAAGATACAGATGATGAAAGAGAAATACGAAGAAAAAAATTAGCGTTAAAAGAGCAAGTTGCCAGCGCTAAAAGCCACTTAGACGGGCAAAAGTCTAAATACTATGAAGATATTAAAGCTGGTTCAAAGCTTACGCCTGAACAACAAAAAGCTATTGATTTCTTTAATAGATATAACAAAGAGTCAGAAGAAGCTCAAAAAATAACAAAACAACAAACTGATACTTTTTTAAATAAAACTAATAAAGTTTTTAATGATAAATTCAAAGGTTTTGAATATAACATTGGTGATAAAAAGTTTAGATTTAATGTTAAAGATAGTCAAAAGATTAAAGAAACACAAAGCGACATTAATAATTTTGTCAAAAAGTTTTTGAACAAAAAAAATCAAATGGAAGATGCTGCGGGTTATCACAAGTCTTTATATACGGCTATGAATGCCGATGCTATTGCTAATCACTTTTACGAACAAGGAAAAGCTGATGCGTTAAAAAATAGCGTTGCTAAATCTAAAAATGTAAATATGAATCCAAGACAAGCTCATGGAAAAATTGAAGCAGGTGGTTTAAAGTTTAAAGTATTAGGTGATAATTCTTCTGATTTTAAGTTTAAAATCAAAAACAAAAATAAATAACAATTTAAAATTAAAAAATTATGGCAATTACTGCAGGAACTAATTTGAATAGTGTTCCTTCTTCACAGAAGCAAACATTATCTACAAATTATATCGATTTTACGTCCACAGCTACAGCTGGTTGGGCACAACAATATTTACCAGATCTTATGGAGCAAGAAGCTGAGGTTTTTGGAAAAAGAACAATCTCAGGTTTTCTTAATCAAGTAGGAGCTGAAGAGGCTATGACTTCTGATCAAGTTATATGGTCTGAGCAATCAAGATTACACATTTCAGTAAAAGGTACAGTTATTACAGCTGGTTCTACAAATGGTACATTTACTGTAACTAGTGATATTGATGGTAATAACGCATCGTCTTCACCGGCGTTTACTTTAGCTAATCATGGTGTTAGAACTAATGATATTGTACTTATTGCAAGTGCTGGTATCGTAACACAATGTTTAGTTGTAGATGCTGATACAGCTGTTATACAAGTTGAACCGTATGACAAAGCTGATTTAACTGGTCATGCTACAGGAACTGGGGCTTCAACTTTATTAGTTGTTGGTTCTGAATATGCAAAAGGAAAATCTTACCTTGATGGTAATGGTTCTGCTGCTGATTCACGTACTCCAGCTAACGAGGCTACTTTTAAGTCTTTTACTAACAAGCCAATCATTTTAAAAGATTACTATGAGATCTCTGGATCTGATGCTTCTAGAATTGGTTGGGTTGAAGTTTCAACTGAAGAAGGTTCTGGTGGTTACTTATGGTACTTAAAAGCTGAAGCTGATACAAGAGCACGTTTTACTGATTATTTAGAAATGGCAATGCTTGAAAGCGTTATAGGTTCGAACTCAACAGTTGTTGATACAACTTTAGGTGCTTCTGCTGATAGTGGTGTAGGTACACAAGGTTTATTTGATGCTATTACTGACAGAGGTAATGTTACTTCTGGTGTTACCGGTGTTAATGCTGCAACTGATTTAGCTGAATTTGACGCTATCTTAGCTGAGTTTGATAACCAAGGTGCTATTGAAGAAAATATGATGTTTGTTAATAGAGCTACGTCTCTTGCAATTGATGACATGTTAGCTTCAATGAACTCTTATGGAGCTGGTGGTACTTCTTACGGAGTATTTGATAACTCTGAAGACATGGCACTTAACTTAGGTTTCTCTGGATTCCGTAGAGGTTCTTATGATTTCTACAAATCAGACATGAGATACTTAAATGACAAAGCTACAAGAGGTGGTATTAATGCTGCTGCTACTAGCGCTGCTATTAGAGGAGTTATTGTTCCAGCTGGTGTTTCTTCGGTTTACGATGAAATGTTAGGTAAGAACATGAAACGTCCTTTCTTACACGTTAGATATAGAGCTTCTCAAACTGATAATCGAAGATTAAAAACTTGGACTACTGGTTCGGTTGGAGCTGCTACATCTGCTTTAGATGCAATGCAAATGCACTTCTTATCTGAAAGATGTTTAATTACTCAAGGTGCTAACAACTTTATGTTAATGAAGTAAGCACCCCTTTCTCT